CGTTTGCCATCATGTTGTCCATTGCTAGAGATAAAGATCTATTAGAGAAAATCATGTTTTCTTCAATAGCACCTTCAAAATCTAACTGAGCTAAAATTTCATCAAAGTCAGATAAAGCAGCGTTACCACCGCCAGCACCTGCGAAATTTTGATACTCATGTCCTCTGTCTCTTACAGCAGCAAATAAACCTTGAGTTCCTTTGTTACCTGTCATGTCACCACCAAGAGCAATACCAGCTACAGCTGAACCAGCAGTTGCAAGTTCACCTTCAACCATTGCCATCTCCATGTAATCTTCAAATCTTAATCTTGTTTCAGATTCAGATTTTAGATACCATAAAAATCCTGATGTTCCATCTTCAGTAGAAACTTCAACCCAACCAATTTGAGCAGTGTCAGATCCATTGATCTCAAACTTATCTCTTATGATTATAGGTGAGTTAGAATACTGTGTGAAGTCTGGTTCAATAGAAGCTAAAGCATCTGTGTTAGAACCTTTCTGCCATTCTGCACCGTAAACGAATACAGCTACAGCAGAGTTAACACCACCAGAAGATCCTGATCCAGAGAAAACACCACCAGAACCAGCTAATAAACCAGCAGCAGTATAAGGAGCGACTGTTACATCACATTCTCTAGTTATACCAGTACCACCACCTGTGTAGTTACTAGGAGCAGCGGTTACAATTACTTTCATTGTTTCACCAATTCCAGCACCTGTAGTACCATTTCCATAAACCACTAAGGTTTGGTTGATTTTGATAGCACATTCTTTGTTACCTACCGTGCCACCAGCTGCAGTAACATCTGGGTCAATAGCAACTCTGATTGTAAAATCATCTATTACTTCACATGTCTCGTAAGCAACATGTAATCTATTTTGTTCAGACCATACGACTTGGTCAGATGTCATTGGCATTTCGGCGCCAACCATTCTTAAGAATCCGGCAATAGTTCTATTACCATATCTTTCTACCTCTTGCTCATAAAGCTCTGGTAGGTACTGTTGTGCGAAGTCATTATCACCATCTGTAAAAGACAGATAGTTAGTAGCTAATGTCATTCGCTTCTGAGCGGGCTCCAAATTTGGACCCAACGCTGGATTTAAACTCATAATTTTAAATTTTTAAGTTATGTTCTTTTTTTAATTTTCAACTTCGAAGTATCAGCACCAGTAACTGCTTTAACCTTTAATCCATTAATATACATGTCACCACCTGAGGTTGCCCTAGGTTTACCGTCATTTATATTTTTAGATTTCGCCATTAAATCTTTAGTCGCATCGGCTTTGCCTTGGTCGTAAAAATGTTTAGCAATGGAATCAGAATTACTTGCTGCATAGATAGCTTTGTGATAACCGGAATAATCGATTACTTCTCCTTTGTCATTTAAGAACTTCTTAAAAACGGAGCGCAAATCAGATTGACGATTAGCAGTGTCTTCGGGATTATTTAGTTTATACCTAAATGATTTTTCCCCTACATCAAAGTTAAAACCGTTAAATTCTCCTTTAAAGAATTCTACAGTTTTATTTTTAAAATGACCATGCATCTTCGCTGCTTCTTCTTGGTTCTGTTTGTACGCGTCCCAAAATTTCATAGCTTCTTGTTGTTCTGGAGTTATATTAGATCTCAACTTGATTTCTTTATAGTAATCTCCTTTTGAATCTTCCAAGAATTTACGAGCATTTGCAACTTCTTCTTTATACGCCAGTTTTTTCATTTTAACTGCACGTTCATCATCCATACTTTCATCCCATGAAAATTTATCATCTAAAAGAAAATCTATTTCTTCTCTATCTAAATGGGATTTAGTTTTGGAATAATATTCTCTTAACACCTTACTGTCATCTACGTCAGTATAATCTTTATTTAGATTAACATAATCTTCTACAGTACCACCAGTTTCTTTCATAAACTTAACTAAACTTTCCAGATTCTCTGGAACATTAGTTTGTTGTACTTCTGGCGTTGGTGTAGTAGCCTTAGCTTCTACAGGTGTTTCTATAATTTCTTCAACTATTTTTTCTTCTTCTTTAACCTCATCGGAAGAGGTTTGTTCTTCGGAGTGTGTCTCTCCCACAGGTTGCAATTCCACTTCGGCTTCTTTCCTTTCTTCTTTGCTTTCCTCTCCTGTGCTCTGCACGCTATTCTCTGTGATTGGCTCTTGAACGGCATCTTCTTCTTTTTTATTTAATTCTACTTTTATAGCATCATCTTTTTTATTAGCAAGTTTTCGTGGTCTACCACGTTTCTTTTTCATTTTAAATTCACCTTCTTGAGGTACTTGCTTTTCTACTGTTTCTTCTGACATAATATAATATAATAATTAATAATTAAGTTGGCATAAAGTCATCTGGTGAAAATCCCATTTGACCTGATCCTCCTCCTACTTCAAAATCTATTGGTGCACTATCATTAGTTCTTTGTGCTATCATTTGACTTTGCTGTGTTCCTTGTATTCTTGTTCTTTGATCTTTTCTTTTTTCAATTTCTTGTTCTCTTTCAGCATCTTTTGCATCATCCATACCTTTTAACTGTATGTCATATTGGAATTTTTGTTGAGCCATTTGCATATCATGATTCAGTTGAACTTGCATTTTTTGTATTTGCAATTCCATTTCAACTTTTTTCAATTGTGCTTGTGTTTCAGCTAAGGCTTGTTGCTTTTGAACTTCAGCCATAGCTGCTTTTTCTGCAGCTTCGGCATTAGCTTGAGCTTGTGCTTGTATCATTCGCTCTTGATTAGCTTGATCTTGCTCAGCTTTCTTTCTTCTTCTATACTTTAAAAACTGATTAGCTAATGTGAGGTTTTTAACTTCCCTAATATCAATAGCATCTTCTAAATATATTTGATTTTCTTTTAATGCTATTTGAATATTTTGTTCTAATTGAGCTTTTTCTTCTTCGTCTGGTTCTAAATTTATAAATATACCGAAATCATGTATATTTAATTCTGCTAATTCATCTAAGGTTCCTACATTATATTGAGATATACTATTTTCTAAAGCTGCTCTAGTTGTAGGATATATTAAAGAATCAGCTACTCTCATAGAAATATTTTCGCACATTCGCAATGTTATATATAAACTTGCATCTAATATGTGGCGAGTTGCAGTATTAGAATTTGCTGCTGCTAATTTTTGTAATCCTACCAATGAATCTTTATCTGGCATACTACCGTCACGTGCCTCGTTTAATCCCGTAACATCTCTGATCATTTGAAGATAATATTGATATGTAGATATCAATGATTGTATTTTAGCTTGTCCAGCAGATGATTGTAATTCTTGTATAGGAACTTTACCTCTATTTGGATCTCCTTCTTGAGTTAACGATCTACCAACTACAGATCCTGTTTGAAAGTACATGTTTAAAGCTTCCCGTGGATTGTAATTTGTACCATTACCTAAATCCACTTCTGCTAAGCCATCAACATCTAAATATACGCCATCAGGAACCATACGTGATAGAACTTGTTGTAATTTAAGATGAGTAAGTTGGATCATATCTGCAAATCCAGTAACTCTATTTACTAAAGAATTTATTCTACCTTTATACATTCTTGGAGCACAGATAGCATAATTCATATTTACTTTTACTGTATCTGCAACAGGACGCGTCATGTTTTCTGCCATTTCCCATTTTAACATCTGAGGGTGTCCTAGTATTTTAGCTCCTGAATATAACACTTCTATAGCTCTAGATAGTTTACCATATCCTAATTCATTTTCTGGTGGATTGAAAGCATCGCTTTTTTCTAATACTTTTTCTAATCCATAATCATTTTCTTTTATTTTGAATACTTGATTAGTGTAAGTTTTGTATTCAAAAAATAAAACTTGAATTATATTATCATCTTGTCTACCATTCCAATTACGTAAATAGTTTTGATTACCAGGATATCTTTCTATTTCTTCAAGTTCTGCTGCCGTCAGTTGAGGAAATTGTTTTTTAAGATCTGCTAAACTTATTCCTTTTACTTCCCCCACATACCATATATCTTCAAAGTTAGGATCTTCAGTATATGACCATACTAAAGTTGCTGGATCTACATAATCAACAACAACACCTTCTGATTGATTCCAAGTTGTCTTAGCAGCTCCTATTCCTATCTCTACTAAATCTTTATTAACCCTAGCTCTTGTTAAATCGTATTTATTCTTTTCTAAAACTTGACTAATAACTTCTTCTTCAGCAACTTCAACAGATTGTTTAAAGTCCATCTGTAAATGAACCGCAAGTTCTTCTTGATCTTGAGGAGCACTGTCTCTATCTGCGGAGTTAAATGCATTAACTCCTAACGTTTGCTCTACACTAGTTAAGAAATCTTTAGCATTTATATCAGTTAATAAACCGGTGGCATATTCAGTTCTTTGTCTAGAGCATACAGGATCTTGAGCAAAAGCGTTTATATCAAAATGTCTATCATTTATTCCATTAACAACTATATCTACAAATTTAGGAATAATAGGTACAGGTTTCCAATCTAGGTTTAAATAAGATAAATCCCCATCAATTGCTAGTTCATCTTTATATTTTTGAATTGATTGTTCACCTCTAGCGTATAATCTAAGATTGTGAAAATTTTGGAAATTTTGGTGAAATCTATCTCTACCTCTTCCAGCCCAAAACCACTCTCCCTCAATTGCTCGACCGACTTGTAGTCCATATTCCCACGTAGCTTTTTCAAAATCAGGTACTACCTGATCAGGAAAAGAACTATTGCTATTTGTAAAAACCTTCATTTATTTTATTATTTTTGAAATATATCCGCTATTATCATATGTCTTCATACCTAATTGTATTGGAGTAATTTGTCTATCTTGTATTGGTCTGTACTTGTTTTTATTACAAGCCATAATTGCTAACCCAGAACTTATCGAAGGATCGTGCTTGGTTCTATTACTAATATTAAACCTTCCCCAATCTTCTAATGTTCTTTGAAAATACATATTTCCATGACTACCATCTTCCATTAAACCTACATAACTCTCTATATAAGATTCTATAGCTGCAGCATGAGCTTGTTTTATATCTTCACTAGAGTTAGGTATTCCACCTATTTCTCTCTCTGTTACAGAAAGTTTGTTCCAAACCTTATCAGGTCTATTCATACTAAATCCTCTGTATCCTCTACGTTTTAAATAATATAAAAATCTTGGTTTATTATTTTCTGCTAATATTGGCATTCCATAAAAAACTAAAGCCATTAAAATATCTTCAAAAAAGATATCTGCTGTTTGGGGTCTAGATATATATTCTAAAAAGAATTGGTTTGGTGGAACATCTGCCATACAAAACTTAGTCAATCCATGACATGAACCATTAGAACCTCTACCATCTACAGTTCCTGAGATATCGTAACTATCTAATCCGAACGCTCCTGCAAATTCATTAGCGGGAGACTTAATACCATTTTTTACAATTAACCTGTTTTGCATACTAACTGGAGGTATCCATGATACAAAAAATCTTCCATTTCTATTAGGAATAAACTCTACTTTTGTATCTTTAATTCCTTCTCTCCACATGAAACTTCCTTGAGTTACATTAGCTCTATTATTATACTCTTCATTAAAATCTACTTGTTGATATATTTTAACAAGGTTAAATAAAGAGTCTTTTGTTTCATCTCTAAATGCGTGTTGTTCAGTTCTTGGAAATTGTCTATAAAATTCATTTAAAGAATCATGATCGTTTTTTAATCCTTCTGCTTCATTCTCCCAATGTTCTATTACTCCTACCTCTATGTAATTGCTATCAATTCCTAAAACTGGTTCAGTTGGTGTATCAAACACGGGGTAGCCATATCTATCTATAAACCCTTCGTAGTTCCATTCCATTGGTATAAACAAAGAATATAAACCTTCTTTAGTTTGACCATTTCTATTACGTTCTAAACAATTAGATCCATAATAAATGTCTTTAAAGTTTTGACCACCTTTATCTAAAGCATTGGAAGTAGATCCCATCATGCACTTACCTACAATCCTACTACCTAGTCTTAAACAGGTTTTTGTTACTTTCCAGTTATTCTTTATATTATCAGGTCTCTCCCATTTACCACTTTCATCATGACCTAATAGTTTTAATTTTTCACCATCATAACTATTGTCTCCAGTATTCTTCCAATCTATAGTAGTATCTAATCCTTCTAATTCTCTAAGTTCTTCGTTAACCTCAATTTTTCTACGTGTAAGTTTTGACGCTGGAACTCTATAGGCCAGTTCTGTTTTAGGTCGATCCATACCGTCTTGAATTGGCTTAAAGAAAAACGGATAGTTAATCGATATGGGGACAACTTTATCAGTGAACATTTTCTTAGCATCTGCACCTGTTTTGGATAATATACCATATCTTGAATCACTGGATATTGTGGCTTGATTAACAAGTTCTGCGGAACACATAAAGGAAAATCCAGATCGCCTATTTTTAAGATAACACATTCCATAGGCCCTAGTATCCGCTTTACAGGCTTCCCAGAAAATAAAGAACAATCTATTTGCTTCTCTATAGTCTGGAGCTCCAACATCGATTTTTGACCACTGCAAGTACATGTAATGAGTACCAGTGATATAAGTAGGTTCACCATTATTGTAAAACCAAAATCCTTCATCTCTTCTTTTAAATTCTTCATCTATATAATCCCACCATTCTTCCCTAAAATCCATCGGGTATTTTTCCCAATCAAATCTACTTTTAATCTTTTTTAATTCTTTGGGATATTCGAATTGTTCCCAGTATTGCCCCTTTTTATCTTGGCTTCGTTTAAACGGTTCATGTTCTGCTGGTAGAGCAATGCGGAGATTTTGTATCTCAATGATCTTTCCAATCTTTCCAGTTTTACTTATTACAATAAAATCATAGTCTTTGTCATACCCATATTTCCATTTCTTTAATCTATTTTGTTTAGATAGAATTTTAGGATTAACAACGTCTTTTAATTCAGACCAAAGAGTTTGTTGATACATTATTTACTCCTCCCTTCAGCAAACCCTCTAAAATCTCGTTGAGGTTTTTCAGGTTCTTTTTTTGGTATACCAGTTAAAATAGCTTCTTCTTCTTCTATTCTTTGTAGAATTTCAAACGCGTCAAAAATAGCAAGTTTTTTAGTGGCAGCTGCGTTCTTTAGTCGGTCCGCAGTCACATCCTCGCCCGTATCTACAATCGGTTCCTTCGCTACCTTTATCAATTCGTCTACCGCTAACTGAGCTGCTGTTATTATGTTTTTCTTTGTCTTCTTTACGTCCATGTTTTATTAAAATATCTTTTGATTTCATACAATATAATAATTCCCCGTCAACTAAAAATTCAAATTGACGTTTTTCTTTAAATGATATTTTATCTCCTACTTTAATTCCTAAGTAGTTTAAACTTTTATTATCGTATTTTAAAATTCCTTCTCTATGGTTTTTGGTAGGTATCACAAAACATATATCATAAATAGTGCTCCATTCACCATTTCGTTTATATAAATAAACTTGATCTGGAGAAACTAAATACCTATTGTCTTTAAAAAAAGATCTACTATTTTTTTCTTTTCCTTTTATATCATAATATCTTCTAAAAACATTATGATGTATCATTACTAAATCTCCTTTTCTAATTGGAGTAAAGTGATTTCTAGGAATTTCTATTACTTCAGCTACTTTATTTACGTATTTAAAACTTTCTATTTTT